AACTGGCAAGAAAAAATTGGCACAGCCCCTCCGAATCGAACGGAGCCAGCAAGATTTGGAGTCTCGCTCGCCTACCTTGGAACATTGGACTGCAATTGAGTTATCCAGTATTCCTTGATAACTGGCAAGAAAAAAGCTCCAGCAGTAGGATTCGAACCTACAACCATTCGATTAACAGTCGAATGCTCTACCATTGAGCTATGCTGGATTGGCTACCCCTCATGGATTTGAACCATGACTAGGGGAGTCAAAGTCCCCTGTGCTACCGTTACACCAAAGGGTATTAAATTATTTGCGTGGTCTTCCCCGGCCTTTGGGAACATTTACTCGTTCCTTCCATGTTACCGCCCCATAAATTGTTTTTACAGCAATATTTTCATCCATATTTAAAACGTATGCTTTCATTCTAAATCTATTCTCTGGTTCAAGCTGACCAATAATGGCTCCATACTCTTCACCAAGATTAGCCAACCTTTTTGCTTCAAAAAGTAAATCTTCTTGTGTTTTCATTTACAAACTAAAAAAACTATTGACAAAAATAAAAATTTCCATAGAAGGAGGGTTGTATGAAAGACATACTAAATAAACTAAATCCGCTTGAGAAATCTTGCGACGAGTGCGGTGGTACTGGTCGTGATTTTTATGATGAGGGTCAAGGGGTTCCTTGTTGGAAGTGTCAAGGTACGGGTCATATCGCTACTGAAGACGGCAAGGCTATACTCCAACTGATCGCACATCACCAGTCAAGTCTTCTTCAATTTGCTTAACCGCCGCTAAAAGGTGGCGCATTAAGTAGCCGACGAAATACGCAAGTGCTTCGTCAGCCCCCTTCTTTTCTCTTACGCCTTTGTCCACTAGGATGTGATTGGCAATGTGGACGCACTCATGGGCAAGGTTGGATATTTTATCCACGCTCATTTCCCATTCTTTTAGAAAGATAATCCTAGACTCACCGCAATACGAGATTGCATCAGCATCTTCCAATTCATTAAAGGTTTCTGGTTCACGATTAGGGAACTTTTCCCTATACCATTTTTCAGCCTTTTCTTTATTAACGGGCCAAACAATCAGGCAATGATCATTCCAAAAGTCTATATCTAAATAGAACTCGTTAGGATTCATTGATGAAGTAATAAGGGATGGACAACATTTTTCCATCTTTAAGAACTTTAAATTCTTTTACTTGGCACTCTCCAGCCAATACCTTTTGCCTTAATCGCAATCGTTGTTGAGAAGGGCCAAGTCCTGTAAATTGTTGTATTTGCTCACGACTTCTCCAGCCTTCGGGAATGGCATCTTCTATTTGAAAGAACTTTTTCCATTTAAGGGCTTCATTGGCTGAAGATAGAAGGTCAGCTTCGGATGGGTTTAGTTTCTGACGGCTCATAGGTTATTAGTTTGGTTGCTGGAAGTTCACCGCTTTGACATCCACGCCAATCTAGGATGCCAATACCGGGGCGACAAATAGAATCTCCTACTACTTTGTGACCATATTTTGTGAGCAATTGCCAAGCAGGAGTTGCCATGAAAATACCTGATCCATCATTGAAAATACCGCCCGTGTGTCTATGGCCTCTTAAATATACTTTTGGAACCCTATGACCAACACGGGAGTAATTCTGTCGAGCATTGCCCATCGTTATAGACATTGCCCCTGCTTCAAGGTATGCCCTAGAACTGGTCGGCATATGGTGGGCAATATCAATCAAGGTTCCGTTTATTTCAATCAGTCCTTTGTCTCCTAGCCAGATTGCCCCAATCTCTTTGGCAATCATCTTTTCCCAATCTCCAACGTGGCATTCTGTTCCTGCTGTCATGTAAACAACTGATGCCATTTTAGCCAATGGCTTGAGGCATTCAACAGCCGCAAGCGCATGGTCAAAATTAAGTGCCGCCACAACCTCACTTGTTCCGTGATGCCTTCCCTCAATGCAATCTCCATTGATGAAAAGGGCAAATGGATCGTTCTTAAAGTGACCTTTGATCTTTTTGTTTTTGTCCTGCCAGCATTGCCACAACCATTGTTGGTGAAGATTGTTACCAAGTCCAATTTTGTTTCCCGTGCTTGTGATATGGTTATCAGGCCAAAGACCAACTGTTGAACCGCAATGGAGATCGGAAACAACAACCGCACCAACGGGGGGTTTGGATTTAATCATTAGATTGTTTTTTTATATCCTGCGGAGGTTGATCAGAAACTAGATTCTTCAGCAACCTAGATGCATCACGCAAGGATATTTCCTCATCCTCCATCATTTGTGCAAGCATCTGCATTAATTTAATTCTTTCCGTAAGATGGTGAAGGTAACTGATAAGATCCAATTGTTCATCCTTTAGGTTCCTTGCATACCATCCTGCTCCTGCTGTCCAGAACTGCGTTTTGTGTTCTGCGCTTCCCTTAAAATACTTATCCAATCCAGCTACTGTTGCTTCTGACCAAATATCAAGAGCATCTTGTTCTGGAGTCATGTCATTTTTTTTTAGGTTTTTTACCTTTGGGTTTTTGAATTGACCCATAACCAACTCTAGCAGATCGGAGAATTGCATTTGGTTTTGCGGATGTGGTGGTTGTTTTCATATGCTGTCTACAAATCGTTTCCAAATTTGTTTGGGACGAATACAGCTTGCCACGTTGCATACATGGCAAGAATTTTCATGGCAAGTGTTTAATTGAGATAAGCAATATGGGCAGTATCCGTTTGCAAAAGCAACCCATCCTACAAGTTGTTTTATCATTTTGATCACAGACTTATAAAGATAAAGAAACAGAAAAGAGTAAAGCAAATTCCCCCCTTATCCCCCCACCCTCAAGTGAGAAAGCCTGTCAGAAAAGAAAAGAAACTACTGCTCACCGATAATCTGCAAGCAGGGTGTTTCTCCTCGTTTCTTACGGGTATGGAGTTTTGGTTCTCCAAAGCCGAGTTCTTGGATCATGTGGTACGCATTCACACCCATCCTCACTTGCTATAACGGGTAAGCCCCGCCGAGTGGTGAAGCACTACAGCGGGGCTTTCGTTTGTTTGAGGAAAGTCTTTTTTGAATGCTTCACCATTCAGTTTTCCCAACTTATCAAAAATGATAATTCCGTCAACTACTTTTTTTAAAAACCATCCGGATCGGGAGTGGAACCCCCATATCCCCAATCTTCTTCCATTGCCGCTTCTTCCGTATCTCCCTTTGAATGGATCAAGCGATTCTCGAAATCCCGAATCTCCAGAATGTCCAAGGATTCAGCTTCTTCTTCAAAATTAAATTCAAGTCCTGCCCTTCGGAGCATTTGCACGGCATAGGTAAAAGAATCAGCCAAATCGGGTGATTTCTTCAACCGCTGTTTCATGTCGAGCTTTTTCTCAACAGAAACCTTTCTGCCTTTGTGGGAGTAAAGCCTAGAGCAAAGTTCGTTCACTACTTGAGAATGCCTTTCAACGTCTATACCAACCAAAGAACGAGTTGACATTGCGGTATGGACAGCAAACCAATATTCCGTAACCAAACGATCATATGCCTCTTTGCAAGTGCGTTGGTCAAGGTTGCTGATCTTTCGTTCTGTCGGCATACCCATAGAAGAAATGGGGAAGACAAACATGGCTTCTGGATTGAATTTGCTCCATTCAATGATGATTGCCCTCATCATTTTGCCGCCATCACCAGATATATCCAAACCAAAGTCTCTTGGATGGACTCCATATTCCAAGCAATCTTTAACTACTTGCATCGCAATGCTTTCTTCAAAAACTTCCCCCACAGAACTATTGTATTCTCTAGTTCCAAGGTAATAGCCAAGGCTTCTGCCAGTATCGTTTGGCCCAAAACGGCAAAATGTAGCCGCACATCTATCACCTCCTGCGGTAAATGCAGGGTCAAAACCACAAACAACCTTTGTTTTGCCACTCCAAACTGGTTCCCAGCCAATATCACACCCTTGGATGAACTGTTTTGAGAAGATTGTGAGTTCTACAGAAGAATCAGGCCACCATCCGTAAACATTTCGCCAGTATTCTAGGGCATTCTTATTGCCATAGCATATTTTTAATGTGGCCTCCATTTTTTTGTAAGTCAAAAAGTTCTTAAAAGGAGGTATTTCTGCGTTTGGAGCTTGAAGATTTGGGCTATCTTCACCAGAAAGATGAAGCGCAACGCCTGTTCTGGTATTCCACCTTTTGGTGTATCTATTTACGGAATTCCAACCCATAGGATCATCTGGTTCGCACAACTCCGTATGGGGATTGTTGGCGGTATTGGATGGGTTTGCCATTCCTCCAAACAAAACATCATCATTTCCTGCGGTAAAATTTGATCTGACATTAAGGCAATACAAATCCATTTCAGCCAATTCATCCAAAAAAACCCTTACTCGTTCATTTTTTCTACCACGCATATTATCAACTGCTTTTTGACCTTCCCCTCCTTTTGGAAAAGCAACTGCTTTAATTGCATTTGTGTAGTCTCTTTCTGAATCTTTTGTGTCAATAGACTCAAAAACAATCATCCTGCGATACTCTACAAGATTGCCAATAGATGCATCTTTTCCGTATTTAGCACGTAGATTACGCATGGCAATGCGGTAAAGGGTGCAAACCTTACCCCACAATCGGTCTTCGGACGCATCCAAAGAGGTAGATGCTACATATGTTGAAGTGAAATCAGGGGCGCAAAGCCAATCAATGATGATACAAGCCGCAACAGAAAAGGTTTTACCGCTAGATGCACAACCAGCAATGCCCCAATCGTTCTCATTGCAGAACAAATCTATAATGTCCAAAGCGTAATTGTTTGCGATCCCTTGGGAATGGAGCAAAACATCATTGCCGTAAATCAACTGGAAGCAATTAACCATGTGTTGTGCAGGGTTAAGCAATCCGCATTCATCCAACTTGATCCCCATCTTGATTCGCTCACGCCTTCCAAACTCTCCACGGGTTAATCTATATGCAATTAACTCCCTGACAAATTGGTGCTGGTTTTTGAAGAAGGGGATTCCGTAATCCGTATCTTGTGGAACATCCAAACAAAGGTTTTTATAATTCATGCACAATTACTATTGACTTATTTTATAAATTAATACAAGCATTTGAACTGCATGAGACTCAAAGATAAAAACGGATCAATCCCCGGAGGACTCTGGTATCAATATAACGACGATCAAGGTAATACTTATCGTGTCAATGGAATGGATCTTCCTTTTGGTAAATCATTTTCACGAAAGGTTTTTAGCGACATGATGGTAAACAATGTTTCCGTTCCTGATAATTTAGATTACTTGATTGAACAACAAATCTGTAATAGGATTGGAAGCCAATATTGTTGGCAGGAAGCTGGAGACAAAGTTGCAAATGTAATTCATACCTTTGCAAATTTGGGAGATCGTGTAGCGGCAAGCCTTGGGGTTAAATCAAACCTTGAGAAAGCGGCAAAAGGATGCACAGCCTGTCAAAAGCGCAGACAAGCAATGAACCAAGCACTCGGATAAAATGGCTAAAACCAAAAAAATTGTAAATCGTGAAGGTGTTTCCTCTTGGGGATTTAACACAATCAATTCTAATGGCGTTGCACCAACAAGCCGTGTTCAAACCGCCAATGATGCATTTACAATTTGCTGGAACTTGCGACTAGATAACGCTGGTCGTGAACGCAAGTGGGGTCGTATTTACAAGTGCTACAAAGGGTTCCCACCTACCGATTATAGTCAAGTAGCCTCTCGTCAGCTTTCTGGAATGAGCAATGTGCCATTCCGACAAATGAAGTTTATTGTTGATAACCAGAAGTCATCTTTTGTTGACATGGTTATGGAACGTAATACTGCCGCCAATATTACTACCAAAATTGGCAACCCTACGGAAAAGAAGCAATGGAGTGACATTATCAGCGTTGGCTTTGATAAAATGCTTCGTTCATGGAATAGCTATAACTACAATGTGGAATTGGATGTGGAAGAAATGACCCTATTTGGAAAGGGCTTTGAAATTGCAGAAGATAGGGACGGTTGGCCCACAAAAAGTTTTCATAACTCCAATGTGCTAATTCCAGATAAAACGTATGCTGATCTCACGAACTTGGGTGAGATTTGCATTAAACGTAGCTACACCCCCCTTGAGTTCTGGCTCAAGATTACTGGTGGGGAGGAAGATTCTGAAAAGGCACAAAAATATGCTACGGATATGGGTTGGAACTTTTGGGCTTGTGTTGATGCCCTTCGGATGTTCACCACAAACTATCGCAACACCTACACCAATACGGAGTGGTTGCGTGACGTATCTAGCGGCAACCTAAACCTATCCCGTCTTTATACTCTCCGTATTGAACTTTATGAACTGTATATCATGGAGTTCAATGGATCTATTTCCAAAATGCTCCTTCTCCAGAACTACGGAGGATTGATTCTTGGGTACAAAGAAAATGGTCGTAAGGATTTGACTGAAGAAGAATACAGGGATCAAACAGGATTCCTATACTATCGCAAAGATTGGGTAGAAAAGGATGGCGATGGATGGAATGACATCATTGCTCCTATGACCGATTCTGCTGGTAGCGGCATCTGGCATGAGATCCAAGGGCTTGCTGAATCTATCTTTATTCAATGCAGGGCTTATGACATCCACATGAACCGCTTTATGGATGCGGTTGATTGGAATACTCGCCTTATGTTTAAAGGTGGTACTGCTGAAGCAACCAAGAAACTTAAACAGATGGAATGGCAACCTTGGATGATTTTGCCGCAAGACGTTGAACCAATTCAAGTAGCGGTTAGTATTCCATTCCAAGAAGTTCTTGCTGGTATTCAGTTTTATCAAGCCGACCTTTATCGTGGCATTGGTGCTTACAATATCGGCATGGCAAACAAGGGCGGCAAACAAAGGACAAAGGGTGAAGCAGAACTTGATGCCGCCGAATCCGCAAAGCTCCAAGGAACCCAAATCCGTAGGTTTAATGATAACCAGACACGTTGGTTGCGAATGCTCTATAAGAGGATGAGCAATACCACAAAGGGTGGTAATGGTTATAAGATGAAAGAACAATTTGTAGAGTTCATGGAACAAAATGGAGTTCCCAAAGAAGCATGGAAGTGGGAGAACATTGAAAACCTAGAAAGCAATATGCTTGCTGGTTCTGGAAGCCCCTCTTATAAGCTGATGGCGGCTCAACAAACCGTTTCACTTACTGGCATGACTCCAGCCAATGAAGGTCAAGCAAACGCAATTGCTGATGCCATTGCCGCACTTAATGGTCGTCAAAACGTCAATCGTTACGTTCAACAAAGCCAAGTCAAGATCCCTGATGAACAGGGTATTATTTCAATGGAGAACATTGGAATGACTGATCCAAAGGGCAACCCTGCAAACTTCCGTGTGTATCCTGATCAAAACCATATAGAGCATTTCAATGGTCACATCCAAGATGCAATGGTTTCGTTGCAGGAAGCGCAACAGGCAATGCAAGCCTCGCCAGTTGCACAAAACGCCATGAATAGCCAGCAAGCGCAATCGTCTGTTGATGATGAGGCGTTTAACCTATTGCGTGATATTTATGCTACCCTCATGCGATTCAAAGGGCCGCATCTTGTTGCTCACCTTGGGTTTATTGAAAGAGATCCAACCAAGAAAGAAATGGCAAAGCAGTATGCGCAACAGATGCAGATGCTTCAACGTGGCGTGGATGAACTTGGTAGCCAAGTTGCACAAATGGCTCAAGCCAAACAGCAAGAGGGCAATCAGGGAATGCAAGATCCAAACACAATCAAGCTACAAGCAATGGTTGCTAAAGAAGCAATCCAAGCAGACAGCTTGAGGAAGAAAGAAGACATCAAACTGGCGGCATTGGCTAATAAGGCTCAACTGCGTGAGGCAACATCAATGGAAAGGGCTTCTACTGATCTTGCTACAAAGAGGGCAAAAGCCGCCAATGAGATCCAGATTCGCAGGGCTAAAGCCGCACAGGATGCAGAGATTTTGCAGAATAAAAACTCTCAAGAAATGCAAATGAATATGTCAGAACCAAGCAACCCGCAACCCACAGAATAAAATGGCAGATAAAAACACGCTAAACCTAGCCGCCGCTATCATAAATGATCGTAGATATAGCGAACTCAAGACTGCAATTTACGAGGATTTGGTAAAGAACGATCATGCTACTGTTGTAGCAGTATTCAAAATGTTGCAGGATTACGCATTGGAAGCTGAAGATAATTCATTCCATTCGGTTGAAAAACCTAGAAAACTTATTGAGAAAATAAGCACACATGATCTTGACCTTGATCCTGATCTTGATGATTCTCTGACCAATGAAGAGATTGCTCTTCGCAAGTAACCACAAACAACCACACAAATATGTCTGAAACCGCTGTTGCAGAAACTACGCAAACTAACGATCTTACTTCAGCTTCCGTAGCTGATAAAGCCGCAAGAGATGCCGCAATTAAACAGGCAGATAGTTTTTTTAAAGGTGACATTAAGGATGCACCGAAAGGAAGTCCTTCAGATCTTTTTAAGAAGTTTGCTGAAAAACTAAATCAAGACTCTTCACAATATCAGGAAAAGATTGATGAAGAAAAGCAAACGAAGCGTGAGGCTGAAGAGAATAGACCAGAACCAGAAATCAAAGCCTCTTCTGTAGAAGACGAGAAAAAGGGTGGTTATATCAAATCCCTCAAGCAAACCAATGAGCAACTCTCAAAAGAAGCGGCTGAACTAAAGGCCCGTGTAGAAAAGATTCCAGATTACGAAAAGGAAATTGAGGATCTTCGTTCCAAAATTGACGATGGAGGAACAAAGAAGGAAATGGAGAAGTTACGCAAGGAACTTGAAGAGGCAGTAAAAGAAAGGCAAGAAAGGGAAACTGCCCTTATGTCGGATCTTGAAAATCTTCGTCAAGCCAATGCTTTGCTGAATCTTCCTGCTGATCCAAACTTCAAAAGGGATTATGATGCTCCGATTCTTAATGGATACAATCAAGTTAAAATGATTGTTGGTGATGATCAGTTTTCCGTTACTGAATTTGAGAAAGCTATTGCCGCTTATGAGGTTTCCCTTCGTAGTGAAGACCCAAGCGAAAAATCAAGACAACGTGAGATTTCCAAAACAACCCTAAATGCCATTTACGAGAATCTTTCTCCAATGGAGCAAGCCAAGTTCCAAAACACGGCTTATGATGTTATGGCAAAAATTGAGGCTAGGAATAATGCCCTTAATGATTGGCAGAATACCAAGGCTAGGATTGATGAGGAAAACACTCGCAAGGCCCATGCTACAAGGTCGCAAGTAGGAAAGCGTTGGCAGGATGCTTTTTCACAAGCCAAACAAATGCTGGATGAAGCAATTAAATATCCAGAAGAGATTGCCAAGATTATTGCATCACAACAAATTGATGATGACACATCGGAAGATGAGATGATTGCTGAAGCGGCATTGCGTGAGAATAGCAATTATGCTCCAGAACAAATCACCCGTGTTCTTCAACAGGGAGCAAAGTTTAAGAAACAAAAGGCTTATACCTTTGCCCTTGAAAAACAAGTTTCTGAATTGAACGAAACCATACGCAAGATGCGTGGGTCTTCTACTGGAGATGGAACTATTGGTTCCTCTTCTGCTGGCAAAGCAACGGAAGTTGAAGAAAGAACTCCTGCGGCTTTGTTTGCTAAATTTAGAAATAAATAAAATTTTCTGTTGACGGATTATTAAAAACACATTAATAGTCCGTTGACAGTATAACTCTGGATTGGTTGGTTTTGATTAGCCGACTGTTCTTGGTGGAAGCGATGAGTCGGATAGCGACCGACATTAAATAATAAGCGGATCGTCAAACTGGAGAATAGTGGGGTGATCAAAACCATCAGCGATGGTTGCCAGATCGCAAACCCTAAACACATAACCGTGTTCTAAAAGGGAGCGATCCTTTTTGGGACATAAACAAAACCCAAAACACTTAATTATATGGCACAGAATGGCATTACGTTCTCCTCATGCCAAGACGTTGATACGCTCTTTCGTGAGGCTAGGACATACTACAATCCCTTCTTCATTAAGAAGATGGCGATTAACTCCATCTACTATGGTCGTCTTGAAACCGAGACTTGGCCTCTGAACACCCTCCCGACCCAAAAGGCATTCCGCTTTGGTCGTGGATGGTATAACCCCGATCAACCTTGGCAGGAAGTCCAGAGTGGTCGTTGCGTCCAAAACGCTGATGATATTCAGTTTGAGACCATCGCCCATCCCGGCACGGAAAGCTACTCGTTCAGCCTTTTCACCAAGGCAATGCGTACCGATTGGTATCAGCTTACCGATTTCATGTATCGTCTGTTCCCGCAGGAAGAGATGGATCACATCATGGCTACCAATGTCAACATCACCAAGAACGTCCATGAGGAGTTTTCTCGCTCACAATGGATCGGAGGTGCTGGTCACAAGTGGTGCCCCATCAGCGATGGTCAGAGCCTTCTCTCTTGCCAAGCGCAAGATGATCAGATGTTCATCGTTCAGCCCTTTGAGGGAACCAACGAGGGTAGCTTCAACATGGGCTATGTCTATGTTAAACTCCCTGCTTCCCAGCTTGGAAACATTGGTCTTCTCTCGCTTGATACGCTTGATGACATCCTCATCAACCTTCAGCGTGAAGATGATGCCTATCGTCTCGACGTAAGCGAGGCCGCTGGTCGCCCCCTCCTTGAGGTTATCGTTCCCGATAGCCGTGTCCTCCGTCAACTCTGGCAGTATGCCAAGCAGTCTGGTGGATGGTGGGAGAGCGTTAGCGATTTCGATGACAAGCAACTTCAATACTCCCTTGGTATTGATCGTGTTATCGGAAACTACGCTTTCTGCAACGACATCAACGGTGTCCGTCTGAAAGTTGATTGGGCTTATAATGCGGCCCTTTCGACCTTTAACGCCAACAATCCTGACACTTGGCCTCGTCTGGTTCGTGTCCTGCCTTATGTGCCTGTTACCACCGAGCTTGGTTGCAAGTATGTGCAGAATCCCGAATACAACAATGCCGACTTCGGTATCACCAACCCTTGGGTCAACAAGGCTATGATCAAGTGGATCAGCCCTTCCCAAAGCGGAATTGGTGAGGCTCAAGGCATGACCCAGAACTACGCTGGTGATTGGCAATGGAAGAACCCCGATTGGGAGTGCAACATCAAGCGTGACCAAGGTTTCTTCTGGAACCAGTTCCGTATGGGTATGCAGTTCCAAGATCCGACCCTGATGCATTCGATCCTTCACAGGCTCAACACAAGCCGTCTGATCATCCCTGCGCCTTGCACCCTATCCACGAACTACACGCCGCAATACACCCCTGATTGCTACGTCTGTTCCAGCGTTGTTAGCCAGCCTATCTAACCGATAAAACAATACTCCGATGAACCCATCTAATTATGCTCCGTCGGATGTCTTGAACGCTCCTGCCCTACTTTATGTGGGGCAGGGGCAACCCCTGACTCCGTATATTTTTTCGGTTACTGTTGGAACAACGGTAACAATTCCTACGAGTGCGTTGTCTTGGTCTATTAGTGCTAATGCTGGTGTTAATATTACAATCAACGGCGATTCACTTACTGGCGCATTGAGCCTTTCTGGTAGCGGCCCATTGTCTCGTACAATTGTGGTTACTTCCGTTTCTGGAACTGCTCACGTTATGTATCTACTCAACAATGTGGTTTATAACACCCCCGGCTACTACTAAAAACTAACAAAATATATTATGTCCGTCCCTAACCCTACTCCTAACAACCTAACTCTGGTTCGCTTCGGCCCTCTGTCCGTTGACTTCACTAGAACTGGTACTTACACCCTTGGGCAAATTGAACGAGATCAGCAGACGTTTATCCCGACTGCTTCGTTTGTCGTTTATCAAAACGCTCTTGGAACCAATGGAACGCAAGCAATTGTTGCAATTGACAATGGCACGACTGGAGAAAACATCTCCACCGCCACTCTCCCTGCAACCCCTGTTTCGACTAGCCCTAACGCAACTGGAAATCTGTCACAAACGGTTTTCACCCCTGCTACCAATGGCTATGTTCTTGGACAAGTTCCAGTATCCACCTCTATTCCTAGCAATGGAGCCGCCGCAACGCAAAGCGTCCGTGTGAATGTGACGCAAGCCGCTGTTCCTGCGCTTGCTACTACCTTCCGTGCTACGGCAAACAACATCTCGACCCTGACTGTGGCGAGTGTTCCTGCTTGGCTTGTTGCTGGTGCTAAAGTGAAGGTTCAGTCTGTTGGTAATGCCGCTTATAATGGTTTCGTCACCGTTATCTCGACTACTGCTACAACCTTCTCGTACTACAATCCTTCGATTGTTACCGAGGCTTCCACGGCTGATACCGCTGGTCGCATTGGCGCAATCGTCGGCGATGTGTACGTTGTCGGTTTCCTTCAGTAATTAAACTCAAAGGTGGCATGGAGGTTCTACCCCTCCATGTCACTTTTACTCAAATATTATGCCTGTTACTCCACTCAATTTTCCTTCATTTGTAGATACCACCGATAGCGAACAAAGGTGGCAGATTTATAATGCTATTGCTACTGGAGCAACTACAGGAACGCTTTCTAAAGCAACAACTGCTACTCGCAGTAATTTTTCTGCGGCTACTGACACAAGCATTGCCGCCGCAAGCACAAGCCGTGTTACGCTTTCTATTTTCAATGTCGGCCCTGCCGTCCTTTACATTGGACAGGGAAGCACGGCGGTTACGACAACAGATTTCACCTATCTCCTAAACGCAGGAGACACCTACATTGCCAATCCAAATGAGGTTGGACTTGAGCATCGTGGGATCTTTGCCGCCGCAGGAAGTGTAGCAGAAGTCACTATCGGAGCTTAACCTATGTCTATCGTTCGCCAGCCAGCCTATATTGCAAAGTCGCCAATTAGCATTGCTATTGGAGGGACGGCTTCTGTCCCGTTTCCTGTGACTCCAATTGTTCCAACGCAGGATTTTCAGTATAACAATGCATTGGCTGGAACTAGTTCTGGAAAATGGGTAAGTAGCATTAGCTATGCCAGTACAGGGCCAACTTCTTTTGAATTTTCGGATTTAGAAGGAGTTACTGGAAATTTCTTTAGCGGAACTCCAAATACCCTAACTAGCATATCTGCTCCAAATTTAATTTATGTTGGCGGCATTTTTATTGGTAATTCTGTCATAACATCTGTTAATGTGCCTAAATTGCAATTTTTAGGAGCAGCTAATGGCATTTTAGCAAACTTAACCTCTTTGAGTCTTCCATCTTTAATCGCTTCCGAAAGTTTGAATTTTCTTGCGACATCGCTAACTTCTCTTGATATATCAAAATTACAATATGCTGGAACTTTAAATTTTGCAACAAGTGGCATTACTTCTCTAAATTTATCTTCGCTTGTATATGCTGGAAGTTTTTCAATGAGTTTATTGAATTGCACGACTTTAACATTGCCACCGCTAGGTACATGGAAAGCACTTAATGGCAATTTAAGTTTATCTACTTGTGCATTTAATCAAGCATCAGTTAATAGTCTCCTTGCCGCCCTTGCCTACATGGACGGCAACAATGGAACGCTTCTTTTTGGAACTGGAAGAGCAGTAACCATTACTGGAACATCTTCCGCTCCTAGCAATCTTGGAGTTGTTACTGGCCTAAATGGATCTCAATTTGTCGGTGCAGGAGCTATTTGCACAGCAACCATTGCTAATCACGGATATGCTATTGGTGATGTGATAAGGGTTGCTGGAGTTGGCGCACCTCTGGGTAATGCTAATAGATATGCAGTCATCCTTTCTTCTGGATTCACGACTGGACAATTTCAATACACTATCACCTCCCAAACTGGAACTGGAACTGGGACTGGAACAGTATCAGTTACAAGGGCTGGGGCATCTGCCGCCGCACTTGTTAATCGTGGAGCAACTCTAACCACCAACTAAAATGGACAGGCTCATTTACAACGCCGAAACCAAAGAGATCATCACTCGCATTGAGAATAGCGAGGGAACTTCTACTGGCACTCCATTTGATATGTTTGAGGGAACTCCAGAAGAGGTTGACGCAAAGATTAAGGAACTAAGCTTAACCTCAAATGAACAATAATCCTGCTTCTAGTTCTGACGTAGGGCCGACTAGCGCAATCGTTTCGTTGGTCTCCCTTGTTATTAGTTTCTTTGACGCAACCCATGTTTGGCTACAAAACTTAACCTTGCTTGTTTCTCTATTGGCTGGCTTGATCGCAATTTATGCTGGCTTTAGGAAACTAATCAAATGAAGCATACGACTTTAGCGTTAGCCCTTACGACTTTAGCATTTAGCCTTACGACTTTAGGGTGTGCTTCCAAAGAAAAGGTGCAATATACTGCGCCATCAGTAGTTGGAGTAAAGACGAGCATTGAAAAGCTCAAGCCGCATATTACAAACTCCGCAGGAAATGCGGCGATTAAAGACGTAATCTCCGCAGTAAATACATACCAAGCGCAAGTTGATCAGCAATCCAAGGATCTTGCCAAGGCGCAAAACGATGCCGCTTACTGGCATGACAAGCAAATAAAAGCCCTTAAAGAGTTGTGGACTTGGCGTTTGATTGCACTTTCTGGCATTTTATGTGTAGTGGTCTATGTGGGGATCAAGACCGCATGGAAGTTTAGACCATGATTCCCAAACTGGTATCCCAAAGGCTTATTGTTTCCCTTATTGGGATTGCGCTTATCCAAGCATCGTGGCGTTGGGCCGTTGCTCATCTTTACACGCTACCAGAGATTGCCCTAGCTGGATTTGTTACGATTACCACCAACACCCTGTATGTCACAGGGGCTATTGTAATCTTCCTTGTGACTGGGCGAATGGTCTATGATTGGAAAATGGGAACGTCCCAAGTTCAGCAAATCCTTGGTAATGTTTCTCACGCTAAAGAAGAAATCTTTGAGAATTTGACCAGCAATGCCAAGGAAGATAGCTACAAATCGTGAAAACGCCTTCTAACAATACTTTGAAGCTCCTCATGGACTATGAGGTTGGTGGAGGGGAAAGCTATTACAACAAGTATTTGAGCCAATTTACATGGCCCGGAGGTGCGTCTGGCCCTACTATCGGAATAGGCATAGATTGCGCTTACTATTCTGCTACCGAACTAGCCAACATCTTTTCCTTTCTGCCTAAAAAACAAATTACTTTGATACAGGGTGCAACTGGAAAAACTGGATCATCTGGCAAGGAATATACTAAAACATTAAGGGAAGCAGGAATTGTTGTATCGTGGGATCAAGCCAAAGGAATCTTTGAAAAAACCACTTGGCCCAAATTTGCAAGCCTTGCAGAGAAAGCATTTCCTTCTTTAGATGAACTTTGCGATGATGCATATGGGGCTATTGTTTCCCTTGTATTTAATAGAGGATCTTCAATGGCGGGAGATAACAGATTGGAAATGAGGAACATAAGAGTTCTTGTTCCAAAGAAAGACTACAAGGGTATAGCTAATGAGATTAGGAAAATGAAAATACTATGGGAAGGCAAGGGCATGGATGGACTTTTAAAGCGTAGGGAAGCAGAAGCAAAGTTGGTAGAAAATTGTGAAAGCAAAACGCTTGTGTAAAATCATGAACATGATATAAATTAAATACTTATGCAATACCCTCAAGGACAAAATTGTTGCGATTCCAATTACCAGAATAATTGTTATACTGGTTGCGGCACTCAATACCCGATTGTGCCGGGGTCTAACCCTGCATTGAATTACTGGAATGGTCAGAACTTTGTTGTTGCTGATGGGTCTTCTACTAATCCGATTATTCTTCCGTTTTTTGAAATAAATGCTGGAACCCCAAGCTATATTCTTGGTGCAAACAATGCTGGAAAATTAGGTTATTATTCTGTTTCTACACAAGCAACAGGATATTTTAATATTCTTATTGTGGCAGGGGGTGGATCTGGAGGTGGAACTGGAGCAAATTATGGAGGTGGAGGTGGAGGTGGAGGCGTTCTTCAAATTACTATTCCATACATAGCAAATATTACTTATAGCGTTGGTATTGGGTCTGGAGGACTAGCAACAACTGCAATTGGACAAAATGGTAACAATTCTAATTTTGGAACATTTGTTGCAATTGGCGGTGGCGGAGGAGGCGTTGGAGGAAGTGCTGTTTTTAAGGATGGATTAAATGGAGGCTCTGGAGGTGGAGGTGGTGCAGTTCAAAATGCAACCGCTGGTTCTGGAGGGTTAGCTACATCGCAACAAGGAAATTTTGGAGGATCTGGAAGTGGTGCAAATAGTGTATATAATGGTGCTGGAGGAGGAGGGGGTGCTGGAGGAAGTGGTGCTAACGGAATAGCATCAATTGGAGGAGGAGGGGGTGCTGGAGGAATTGGTGTTGCCAGCACGATATACGATGGAACCATAAGATATTACGGTGGTGGTGGAGGTGGAACTAACCGAGTTGCTGTTGGGTCACCAACAAACGTACCACTTGGCGGCAATGGCGGTGGTGGAAATGGTCGTGTAAATACAAGCACTATAGCCCAATCTGGTACTGCTAATACTGGTGGAGGAGGTGGTGGAAATGATGGCACTTCTTTTGTTGCTGGCAATGGAGGAAGCGGAATTGTTATTGTTTCCTATAATTCACCAACACAAATTGCTACTGGAGGAACCGTTACTTCTTATTCAGTAAATGGCGCAACTTTTTGGGTGCATACTTTTACAACTTCTGGTAACTTTATTTCTTAACAATTAAAAATCATGTCTTGCTATAATAACAATGGATGGGGTGGATGCGGTTGCCAAGGAACTGTGCAATACGCTCCTTCTGCTTGTAATCCCAACTTCCCCACTACTTGCACCGCACTTGGTACAGGCACAATTCAGCGTGTAGTTGGCGAGGATTCTAGCTACTGCAAATATACCGTTCCTACTCTCGCTTCCAATAGCTTGTTGTTTTATAACGCTTCTACTGGTCTAATTAATTGGGCTAATGGCACTACGGCTAATCCTATTTTCCTTGGAAATGGCACAGGACAAGCTAGTGCATCATCTTCTTGCCAACTTCAAGCAACCACTCCTACTGGTCAACTTGTAACTTTCCAGCCTAGCGTTTCTACTAAAACACAATTTCCGATTGTTAGCCCAAGTGGAACTACAACAAATTGGGGAACTATTGATGATATTGTTCCTAATCAGGGTGTTGTTTATAAGAATGCCTCCAATGTGGTTGCACAAGCCCCTCTTGGAACCGCTGGTCAGATTTTAACAATGGTTGGAGGTGTTCCAACTTTTGCTAACGCTCCTGACCCTGCGGCATTTATTGATGCTCGTTCCGTAAATATTTCGTATGCTAGTGTAGCTTCCTTAAATGTTACTTTTGGTCAATTGGTTCTTACTAATGCCGCAGGAGATAGCGTTGCTATTAAGAACTCATTAACTTATACTCTTAATCTTAACAATAGCGGTCTTCCCAATACACTTGATGCACCTTCATTGATTGGAAGCACTTATTATTATGTGTTTGCCATTTATGATCCTACCGCTGGTATTCTTGCAACACTTGGATCGTTAAGCGCAACAAGTCCTACGCTTCCAACTGGATATACATATTTCCGTTTGATTGGTTTGTTTAGAACCAATTCAGCATCTCAAATTGATCCGTTTTATAATCAAAATGGTAGAATTGTAAATCTTGGACAAACTGCCAATGTTGTTGTTACCACTCAAGCAACACAAGCTACAAATAAATACTGGTCTGGTGCTATTACATATGTTCCATATCAATATGCTTGTAGGGCATTTTTAAGGTTTGCTCTTGTAGGAGCCGCAGGAACCCAAAATGCAAATATTATTATATCAAATGTAACTGCTGGATCTACTGGAGGAACGCAACCTCCTTTGGCACAAACATCTGAAGTTTATGCGGCTATAACTGTAAGCCCTGCATATACAACTCTTACAAATTCAACTTTTGGAACTGCTATTGCTGTAATACCAAATTCCTCTTTGAGCTATTATAATGTTTACACAACCGCAGTTCTTGGAACTGGAGATTCATTTACTCTGCAAATCTCTGGTTACGAATTGAGCTTTTTGTAATATGGCACAAGATGGGAGAGTATTCGATGGCTCAACGGACACAATTGCAATGGATGCCGAAACGCATCCTTCAATTCTTCCCGCTAATTTTGTTTCTTCGTGCGTAAATAGATCCTTTAGGCAAGGGATTAATTCTACTCGCCCTCCGTTTACTGAAATCCCTATTTCTGTAGCTTTTGGTCAAGATGCTTCTATTTTGACTGATTTTCAAACAGGAAATTTCCAAGGTGCTTGGCCCTATAAATCAATCAAACAAGAGTCTGCCGATGGCTTTGTAGTATCTGTTGCTGGTACAATCTACTTCCTTTCTATTGTAAATAATGTAGGGACGCTTTATAAGCTAATGGACGGCAATGATCCAACCATGATGCACACATGGTTTGTGCAAGCTGAAGATTGGATGTATATTCAAAATGGTTATCAAAACGCAATTGCATGGGATGGTAACATTTCTGGAAAACCTACTAATCTTCAAGCGCAGGGGAATGGTACAAATAAGATTACCCTTACTTGGACAAATAATGCCCCGGGTGCTGTTTCCAATGAAATTCAAATACAATATAATCAAGGCGTATTTGAGACAGTTGCAATAGAACCCTATTCAGAGACTTCTTATAGTTACAATACGTTAACTTCAACAACTGTTTATGCATACCAAGTTAGAAGTGTTTATCCAGATGGCACTTCAACTCCTTGGTCAAATATTGCCTCTACTACCTCTGGCAATCAAGTAATTACAACAGAGCAACCAAACTCTGTTTATAGGCTTAATCCATTTAAGCAAGAAATGCCAATTGGAACCATTATGGCATATGCATATGGACGAGTTGCTGTAAGTGATGCCAAAAACAATATTTATGTTTCCGATATTATTTACGGAAACGGATTTACCAATACTGCAAATACCCAAAACTTTACTGAACAAACCTATTGGGCTGAAGGTGGATCATTTACTCCCCCTGCAAGCCTTGGATTGATTACAGGGATGCGAGTAATGCCATCTTTAAATATCAATGTTCGTGGACAGGGTGAACTTGTTGTATTCTGTGAAAATGGTTCTTTCACCTTGGATCTTTCCCAAGAGAGAACAACTTGGCAAACAAACAACATTCAGAAGGTTTCACTTATTGGTAGAGGATGCCGTTCTCCTTGGAGTCTTTGCGGTGTAAACAACGATGTTTACTTTAGGTCTGATGATGGGTGGGCTTTCTATAACAATGCTCAAGTAGATTTTTATCAGGCACTTTCTTTCCGTAAAATCTCTAGGGAAGTTCAGCCTTGGGTAAACTACGATACTCCTTGGTTGAGGCAGTTTGAATCTGCCATGTATTTTGACAACCGCATTATTGCTACTGTTTCCCCTTTTACGGTATCAACTGGAAGTCCATCTACTTGCGGACTTCATAGACCAAGCAGAGCAATGATTGTTCTGGATGTGGAAAGGGAAAGCGCAATTAATCCTAGCTCCCAACTTCCTACTCGGTGGAATGGTCTGTGGGAAGGGCCGCAACCAACGCAACTTGCCACAGCACAGATTAATGGTGTTCAACGTGGCTTTGCTTTCTCGTTTGATGCTGACAATGTAAATCGACTTTATGAACTGCAAAATAGTAGCGTTCTTGCTACAGGAATTGACGATTACTCTGTTCAATATGGAAGCGTTCCAATCAAGTCTTATTTCATTACCAAGCGGTTTGACTTCACCCCTAACCCCGGAGCAAGCAAATTTGTTAGAAAACAACTTGTTGGTGGAGAAATATGGGTTTCTAACCTAAAAGAAGCGGTAACTATTGGGTGTGAATTTAGACCAGATTCTTATATTTGTTTTAATGAGTTTTCGCAACCAATAACGGTTGGATCAAACAAGTGTGATTTTGATACAACTAACTGCACTCCAGTAGTTTCCCAACCAAGATACGAACAAATTAGGTTGCCGTCTCCTGATATAGATCAATGCGAAAAATTTAATGACATCCCAATTCAAGAGGGTGCAGAGTTTCAAATTAAAGTTGATATAGCAGGGGCTTGTATTGTGGACAGAATAAGGCTTGCAATTGTATTCAATGATAAGATTGACCTTCCACAAGGATATTGCCCTGACACATTCTACAACAATCCAGAACCAGTAACTTGTGGATGTGTAGCTGATTTGGATTATTACAGGATTGTGCCTCTTTCTAATGAAGTTGCATCCGTCAATGGATAAAACTATTGCCAACAAATAGAAATCAATATATAAATTAGCTACCTATGAACAATCAAAGTTCTCCTGCTCAACTGTTGTTTCCAACGGTTCCAGCAAATTATTGTCCAGAAGGCAGATGGAGTGACATTTTTAATAGTTTTATTCAGCTATATTTGAACAACGGGACGGTAAATATCCCCGGCCTTGGTCAAGTTACACCAGCGCAGATTGCTACGATTAATCAGAACATTCAAAACCTCCAAAATCAATATGATGCCTTGGCGGTTAACACTAGGACAGGCACAATCAATTCTCCTGCTACTGGTTTTAGAACGCAAACTGTAAGTTTTACAACTCCAATGCCTAATACCAATTACACCATTAACATTGCATATGTTAATGATGGGACGGCAACAACTGCTCCAGCTTCCTTTTGGTCGCTTGTTTCTGGAAGTAATACTACAACTGGGTTTTCTTTTGTTACAAATATTATTGCAACGGATAAAATCTCTGCAATTAACTGGACTGTTCAATCTATCATCTCAACCTAAACATAACCCCTAACCCCAACACAAAATGGCAAAGGACACTAACAGGGCTACCCAGCCTAAACTACAATCAGAAGGATCGTCCACTCGTGGACACGCTAAAGAAAACCTTGGAAACAACCCTCGTGGTAATGAGTTCTCTGGTATTTTCTATAGCGGAAAACTCCAACCAGAGCCTTCGTCCCCCGGACGCAAGAAATAATATGGCATCTCACGGAGTCCAATATACGGTGGACAAAACCGAGCGTGGGATTGTCTCTGATTCTCCTACACCCCAGCCTATGCAAAGGGTGCAGATTACAGGGAACATTCCTGCGATTCGTGCGTACCAAGATGCAAGGACTGCCCGAATCAAGTCTATTGGCGAGAAAACACAGAAAGCATTTTCTGTTGGTGGCCCTGCCAATGAGACTTCGATGGGGCGTGGTACTCCATTCCAAGCTGATTGGCTTTAATATGGCTACCCAAAAAGGGATGAGGAAGAAGATGCTTCACGCAAAGTCTTCTCCTTCTCTCAAGATGGGAGCCAGAAAAAGCAAAATTGGCCCAACCAAAGCCGTTGCCCGTGGTTATGCCAAGGGCAAAGGAATGGGTAGAGGCAATTAACCGCATTAATCCATGCTATACGATGTTGCATATATTCTAAACGCTATCCGTCCCTATGCAGGGAATAGCGGCACTTGCAATCAAGCGGTGCAATTGCAGTATATGAACAAGGCAAGGAGTTTGCTTTGGAACAAGACTGATACGGATGCAACTTGCGAGTATGTGTGCATTGCTTGCGTTAATGCAATCTTAACCCTGCCAAGTATTTACAAACAAGTAAGGTTGGCATGGATTGATGGGCAACCAGTATCCCTTGGCAATGAATGGTATCAGAGCATCCCTCAAAACAATTGGGGTGATGCAAGTTCTGGTGGCTACGGAAATGGCAATGGATGGGGGCAAGCCTATGGGTGGAATGGTGGCAACAAGAAGTTTATTGAGATTGGAGGCAAGCACGTTACCTATCAGAACTACGAGCAAGCCCCATACAGGCTTTGCGTAGAGGCTGAATCTCCTCTTGATGCTGGCAAGGAGATTACTTTCTTTGGGGAAGATGCCTATGGAACAAGGATTAAGGAAACGATTGTTTTGGGAATGGCTCCTGACTATGCCTATTCCGTAAACTTCTTTAAGAGTGTATTCCAATGCACCAAACCCCAAACACAAGGAAGGGTTAGGTTGTATGCCTATGATCCAGATGCGCCAGCAAGGATGCTCCTTTCGGTATATCAACCCTACGATATAAACCCTTCTTTCCGTAGGTATGCTATTCAAGGTCGTGTTAGGGATTCAGTAATCCTGTATTGCAAGAAAAACTACCAAGACCTTTACGATCTTACCGATCAAGTAGAGTTTACTCCAGAGGCAATGATTTCTGCTGTAATGGCAGTAGTCTATCGTGAGAACAAAGGTAGCGATCAGCTTTATGCAACTTCTTTACAGAATGCGATTTTTGAAGTAAACAGGGAAACTGCTGACAAGGAAGAACCTACTGGCAGTACGATTCGACAATTTCCTAACAACATGATGCTAAACGCTCTGATTCCCACATATGCGTGGGATGACGGAGCAACTTGGCCTTATTGATATGCAAGAACTTGCTGAAATATCTGCGATTGATAAGGTTGAAGCCGACCTTGCAAACTATCCGCAAGTTGAATTGCCATTGGAGCATTTCTTCCCTCCGGGGCTTTATGTGCGAAAAATCTTTATGCCAGCAGGATCTATGGTTGTTTCTCTGAAACATAAAACAACTCACCCATTTTTTATTCTAAAGGGAAAGGTTGCCGTTCTTAAAGAAGACAACAAAGGTGGATTTGAGCAAGAAGCACTTTATGTAGGTGGTGACATGGGCATCACGAAACCCGAAACAAAAAGGTTTCTTTGGAATCTGGAAGATACGACATGGGTAACTTGTCATGCCAATGCGGAAAATATTGAAGATCCAGATGAGATAGTATTAAATATTACTGAAAGAACCAATAATCCTTTGATTGATATTGAAGATCCTAGATTTAATTCTTGGAAAAAAGATGTCAGTCCTAGTTTGATTCACAAAACTAAAGAACTTGAATTGTCATGCGCTTCGTAACTCCATCACAAAATATTGCTGAATATAGGCATCAACAAATGCCTATTTATGAAACAATTGCCGCTGTTGGAGCAACTACAATTGTTGGCAGTCTTACTGTTGGTGGTCTTGCTGGAGCCGCCGCAACTGCTGGTGCTGGTGCATTAGCGGCATATGGAGTTAATCAAGCACTTGGTGCTGGCGGTGGTGGGGGAGGAGGTGGAGGGGGAATGCCTACATATCAACCATTTACTACTGAACAGCAAATGCAAAATGCTGGTAAGCTATTTCAGCAAGCTCAACAAGCTGGAATTGATTTTGCTAGGGCTGGAACTCAAGCGAATATCCGTAATCAAGATAGGGTTACTCCGGGGTCTAGCCAGCAAAGGCAACTTGCACAAAACCAGATTAATCAATACATCCAAGGGCAAATCCCTCTTGATGTTCAGCAAAAAATCAATCGTCAAGTAGCGCAGAATCTTGGTGGTGGCTTTAATCTTTTCTCTGGAGGTGGGCAAGCTCCTCAAAACTTTGCTAGGAACATTGGTCAGACTAGCCTTGGTCTTTCCCAATTTGGATTGAGTGCCGCCCCGACATGGCAACAACTGGCAAATCAAATGGTTGTTTCTCCTTCTGTTGGAATGCAGGGACAGCTACAAGCACAGCAAACAGCCGCAGGATTGGGTATGCAAAACGCTGAAAACGCTTACCAAAGTCAAGCAAATCAATTTGGGGCTAATCAAATTGCAAACCAGAACCAAGCTCAAATGATTATGCAGGGTGCAAATACTGGCATGGATCTTTATAAATCATTGGGCAAATCTGGTTATCTTAATACAATTGCTCAAACAGGTGGAGGAATTCCTGCGGCAACTGGTTATAATGCTTACGCTCAATCTGGTGGGGCAGTATATCAACCGGGAACTCAAGTATATATACCGCAATAATTTATGGCTATCGGATACTACAATTTCTCGCCAATCCAGCAAGGCAACCAGCAAGTCATTAATTCAATGGCTGGCCTTGGTCAGCAAATTTCTAGTGCTATTGAGACTCATGCGGCAACTGAATCCGCTAAAGCTATGTTGCCTATGTTGCAACAACAGTATCAGGCTGGAATGCAAAAGATTTCTGATGGAGATCCTAATGGATTAGCTGACATTTATAATGCATCAATGACTGCATCGCAAAATCCGCTTTTGGCAGAACCAGCAAATAAGGCTTTAGGCATTGCTCAATCCGCAAATATTAATGTTCAGCATATGATGCGAACCTTGGCATATCAGCAAGGAAGGGGAAGTGGTATTGCTAAACCAATGTCTATTGGTACGCAAATGTCTGCCATGAAAAACTTTACTGACATAGATACAAAGTTGCAAGAAAGGCAAAATGAAGCATTGCGTTTGGGAGATCAAACAACTTTTGACCAAATTGCACAAGAGAGGGAAAGTTTGCGTAACTCTATGACGCAAGCTCAATTAAGTGTTCCTGCACTTGGCGCAGAAGGAAAAGGCTTTAATACAGCAAGTCAATTACTTGCAACACAAAAAGCATTAAAGGCGGAAAAATTAAAAGGTTCTGAACATTGGTTAAGAAAAAGTCTAAATACAGATCCCGAAAAAGTTAAGGAATTGGAGTCACGAATCCAGAAATTAAGAACTGGCGGTCTTCCTTCTATGCAGGGTAGCAATCAAGCAGGGTCACAAATTCAGCAAGGAAATGCTACCTTTAATTCTAAAGAAGAAGTAGGAAATGCTTTTAAAGCTGGTCAAATTACCAAAGAACAGGCTATTCAATTGCTTAAATCATTTCCTAACCAATGAACGAAGATGATGCGGTAACATTTTTAAACGAATTTGAAGGCGAGGATGATGATGAACAAGTCCAGCCAGAGTCAATGACTCCAGATGAAGTAGGGCCGCAATACGTTCCGCAAGTTCGTGCATCTGGAATGAGTGATGATGAGGCATTGAAGTTTCTAGAATCATATTCTACAGACGCAAAAGCTCCTGCTAGGGCAAGTGCTTCTATCCCTGCAACACAACAGGGACAAGGGATGAGCGATGATCAGGCAATGGCGTTTTTAAGCTCCTATTCTCCAGAGCAAACAGGCAAAACAATCAATCTGCCAGCAATGCCTTGGTATGAAAATCTTGCAAAATCAACTGCCGCACAAACTGCCGCATCATTTATACGGCAAGCAGAAGGCTTTGAAAGGGCTGGAGCCGCCCCTGTAACTGATCTTTCTAGGGTTAATGCACCATTTCAAAGGGCTGGAACATCTGAAGAAGTTACATCAACTTTTGATAAATCCATTGCTGATCAAGAGGCATTATTAAGTAATTTGCAATCGGTTGCTGATAAAAAAGGATTTGTGTCTAGTGATTTAAAACGGCAAATGGATGCCGCTAAACAACAAATTGGCAATCTTCAGATTCAAAAACAACAAACACTAGAACGACCAGAATATAGTGAACAAGCCCAACAGGAATTGCTTCAAGAGAGGCAACAAATGGGACAAGAGGCAACTCAATTGGAGCAAAAAGCTAAAGGAATGTTTCCTTACTTTGGAGTTAATGCTTCTGATGAATCTGTTTCAGCACAAATAGGAAGAGGAGTTGGAACATTTGCTGGCCTTGCTCCAGCAATGGTTACTGGGCCTTTGTCATTGCCAATTATGGCTACTCAAGGCGCAAGCCAAGCATATGCCGAGGGATACAACGCAAAGGCAGAAGAACTTAAAAAGCAGGGTGTAACTGATCAAGGTGAGATTGACAAAGAAGCCCATCAAGCAGGAAGTCAAGCCGCCGTAGGATCTGTTCCACAACTTGCGGCATATATGGTTGGTGGCGCATTAACAACCAAAGCTACTAGCGCATTACTCAAAGGTTCTTCTCCTATTGTAAAGGGTCTTGTCGGTGGAACTGCCGCCGCTGGTGTTAATCTTGCAACGTCTGGTGGATTAAGGGTGGCGCAAGGTGGGAGTTTTGCTCCAACTACTGAACAATCGGTTCCAGATATTTTGTTTGGCGCAATTCATGGCGTGGGTTCATTTGCTCAAGCTAGGGCAGAAGCAAAAGCCAAGATTGATGCTTCTATTGGTGGGTCAGAACCAAAGGTAAAGCCTTCTGAAAACTCCGTGGTGAATAAACGTGAAGCGCAAATCCTTGCTGGTGCTGACGCTCAAGCTGAAGTTCCAAAAACTCCAGATCAAATGAAGGTGGATGCCCAATGGGCAGTCCTCAAAAAACAAGCGGCTGAAGTTGCCAATCAGCTTGGTGAATTGCCAGAAAATCATCCAGATCGCCCCGCCTTGAGGGAAAGAGCCGCAAAGATTGCACAGCAGATAGCAGACTTGAGGGATGGAAAACCTATTGACATTGAGGTTCCCCCCGTTGAAGGTGATGAACGATTCAAGCCAAAGCCTGATGAAACCACAACCAAAGACCAAGAGCAAAAAACAAGTGGGGTATCTTCTGTCGAAGGTGTCACCGCTGAAGGCAAGCCAAAAGCAAAAGCTGAAGAAGGAACTGCACAACCACAAGGTGAAGGTGCGGAAGTAAAAGGAGAAGAAGGTGAAAAACAGCAAACGACCGAAGCTGGATTGCGTGAAGCGTATCCAAATACGGCTTTCTTTGACGAAGCAAACGAGGCAATACAACGACTCAATCAGGAAGATGCACGAAAGAATAAGCGGACGAGGTTTGCCGCCCCCAGTTTACGGGATCTATTGCAGTTAAAGGACAACCCTGCATACAAACTTGCAGACAAACTAGCTGGAATATTTGGGAAAAAAATTGTTCTCTATAAAGGGGAAGTTGGCACAAAAATTAACGGAGCAACAGGAGTAGATCCTGCGCTAAAGAACTATATCTTTCTCAAGATTGATGGTGCTAGACCGCATTTGTTTACTGCTGGTCACGAATTGTGGCATCACATTGAACTTTATTCCCCTGTATTGGCTACAGACTTACGCAATAAGATTAAGCCTCTAATCAAGAATTGGAACAAACTTAACAAAAGATATAGCGAAGCAGGATACGATTCTAGCCGTTACTTTGATGAACACATTGGCGACTTCCTTGGGGATGCCATGCAAGACCCGAAGTTCTGGAATGACCTTGCCAAGAAGAACCCCAAGTCATTTAAGGAACTTGCTACCCAAACTGTTGATTGGCTGAATAAACTCCTTTACCAACTCAAAGATTGGAAGATGGGTGGTGAGTTTACTAGGGATATTGAGAAAGCAAGGAATATGCTTGCTGATGGTCTTAACAACTTTGCAGAAGGAAAGGATGAGCCTGTCCCTACCCGCAAAAAAGGCAAAGCTAAAACTCCTGCACCAAAGGCAGAAACTCCAGAAGGAGAATTAAAAGTCACTATAAAACGAGATAAGGATTTTTCATTCAATGGCGAATACAACGTAACCATTGGAGATAGAAAATTTAAAATCTTCAGAGATTCCGAAACTGGATACTGGCGAGATGCGGAAAAGATTGGTTCAAAATATGGTTTTTTTGAAGGAATTCTTTCTACCGAAAACAGGGCAGAAGCTATTGAAAAGCTAAAAAAAATTGTTGCTTCTGAAGAAGGCGAAGGCCCGATGTTCCAACAGGAAGCTGAAGAACAAAAAACCAAAGATTTCTATTCTCAACTTCAGCGCACGATTGAGGAAAAGATGCCCAACAAGGCATCTGTTTTGCAGATTAAATCCATCATTGACCCTGCCAAGGGAAGTGGTGTAAAGCCAGACGAACTCAAGTGGAGCAACATTGATGGCTTCCTAGAGGGCAAGCAAAGCGTCACCAAGCAGGAGGTTCTGGACTACTTACGCAACGAGGGATCGGTAAAATTTGAGGAGGTTCGCCTTGGAGCAAGACCTGATGAGGTTCTTTCTGATGCCGATAAGGAAAGGCTTGCATATCTTGAAAAGGAAAATGCCAAAGCTCCCCTTGGTGCTATTGATGATCGTCTTGGAAGCGGAACATTCCAAGAGTTGATGAAGCTCCAAAATATCCGTGATAAGAGTACGGCTGAAACGCTGTATGCAAAGCAGGAGGAATTTGAAAGGCAAGCAAGACAAGCACAGCGAGTTGGAAATCAGACTAGAGCAAATTCTTTGTGGAAAGAAGCTAACCACATGACTGCCCGTGTTGAGGCATTAGAGATTAACAATGCTGGTATTGAGAACCGACCAAAGTATGAGCAATATGTTCTGCCCAACGGCGAGAACTACAGGGAGGTTGTGCTGACGATGCCGGGATCGGATTCCCTTAATCTCAAGGCTGGGATGGAGGCTCGCCAGATGGATGATGGAACATGGAACATCTGGGACAAAAACGGGTGGGTATATCGTGAGGGATCAGCAACCAAAGATGCCCTTCTTGGGAAAGCATCACAGGATGAAATGCTGGCAAAACCCAATCAGGAAACATATCGCTCCTCCCACTTCCGAGAAATCCCCAACTATGTAGCCCACATGAGGCTAGACGAAAGAAAGGATGCCTCTGGTAAGGATGGTCTCTTTATTGAGGAGATCCAATCTGACAGGCATCAGCAGGGGCGAGAGAAGGGGTATATTGGTGAAGGCGAAACTTCCGATGCGGTAAAACAAGCCCCGTTTCTTGAAAACAAAATCCCAGACGCACCCTTCCGCAAGGATTGGTCAGTCCAGATGTTTAAACGTGCCTTGCGTGATGCCATTGCAAGCGGCAAGGAATGGATCGGCTGGACTAAAGGAGATACTCAAGCTGAACGCTATGACTTGAGCAAGCAAGTTGATTCAATTGAAGTAATTAAATCTGGTGATAATAAATATCATGTTACGGCATACAAGAATGACAAGGATGTAGTAAACGATCCCAATGTATCGCAAGACAAATTGCCAGATATGATTGGAAAAGAATTGGCAAATAAAGCTATTGATCAGATCAATTCTTCCAAAGATCCAGAAATGGAATTAGCTAATTTTTCAGGCGTTGACCTCAAAGTAGGTGGCGAAGGCATGAAAGGCTTCTACGACCAGATCCTTCCCAAAGAGATTGGCAAGTATGTCAAGAAGTGGGGGGCAAAAGTTGAGGAGGGTGCTGTTTTAGAAAGAAAAGCAGGATCTACATGGATGGCTGAATATCCAGATGGAAGAAGGGGTACTGTTTATACAGAAGAAGGTGCTGAAATGGCAAGAGAACGAGGTGCAAAAGTTACACCTACTGAAACCAAAGAAACACCAATCTGGAAAGTTGCCATCACTCCAGAGATGCGTGAGAGTGTTGCTAAAGAAGGTCAGCCCATGTTCCAGCAGGACAGGCCAGAGTTAGATGCTGGAGATAAAGATACTGGTGCATACCACTATGGTGATCTTGGTATTGCTGATGATACTAAATATTCAAGAATGTCTGCCAGTAGAGGTACTGGTCATTTTGGAACAGGTACTTATTTCCTTGGAGAAAAAAGTGCTGGAGGAAAATACGGAGGGAGATCAGATAGGCCAATTGTTAATGTCAATCTTGAGGGTTTGAATCTGGCTAAACCCAAAGACCCAATGCGATTGCATGATGCATTGAAGTTGGTTAACAAAATGGTTTACAGAGAAGAGAAACCTCAATTTTCTGAAGAAAGATTTGATGGGAATAGGGCATTGTTCGGTTTGAATTATGAACTTGGGTTTTCTAAACACTCAAAAGAAGAAATTCAAAAGGCAATAGAAGATACATACAATGAGTTTGCATCGGGTGAAAACGATGGATTCAGATCACCTTCTACTGTGGTGATGCAGAAACTTGGATATGACGGAATTGATGTGAGAGGAACAAAAGCAGACAATACCGATTACGGAAGCGTAGTTTATCCGAAACAAGAAACTCCTATGTTCCAGCAGGATCGCCCTACGGAACAAAAGGCATCCAAAGAGCGTGAGAAGGTTATGTTGCAAGCGACTCCTGTGGTTAAGAAAACCCGCAACACAATTGTAAATACCTTCAAGCGCAAACCAGCAAAAGAATCTATCGCATACATGAGAGACGCTGGTGATAATGCCGCCAACATTGTTGCTAAACAACAAAGCAATGAGATTGCAAATGACTTGAAGCGTGAGTTTAACAAGCAAAAAGATCAAGCCGCAGAAGCATTGTCTTTTGTAATTGAAGCAAAGGGAGATCCTGCTGAATTAGCAAACATGAAGCAGAAGATTGAAAACTCTCCTGATGCTTCTCCTGCATGGCAGAAAAAATCCCTTGCCGCAATTGACTTTGCACAAAAGAACTTCTCTCGTTTTGATCCTATGGTTCAGAAGTATGAGCAGATTGGTCTTCAGCAAGTAGTTGAAGAAAATGCCAATGGCATAGATACCCCTGTGCGTGAAGGATATGTTCCTCATTATCAAGACTTGGAGGAGCAAGAACTATTTGGTGGAGCAGGAACAGCGTCAGCAACAGGGTTCCGAAAGATGCGTACCTACGATACGTTTGCTGACTCTATTGCCAATGGGGTAGATCCAAAAAGCATTAATGCTGTTGACCTTCTCCAAAAGCGTCTTTCCTCTGGTCAGAAGTCAATCAACTATCGTTCATGGATTGATTCCCTTAAAGCAACAATTGACCCTGTATCTGGTGATCCAATTGCTACAAAAATTTCCATTGTAAAGCGTCCAGATGGTTCTAGTTACACGCAAATTCCTAGAGGCTACAAAGTAGAAACGCTTGCTGGACAATCAGTTGCTATTAAAAATGGATATGAAGGTATTCTTTCTGCCCTTAACGATCCTTCTGCTTGGAGGGGAAAAGGGGGTCAAATAATTCAAAAGATTGGCGGCACAGGGAAGGCAATTACTCTTGGATTGGATACCTATCACTTGGGTCGTATTGCAATATGGCAATCTTTAATTAAGTCGTTAGGAATAAAAACATTTCAACTGCCATTTCCTTCTTACAAAAAAGGTGTAACGCTTTTGGATCAGTCTATTCCAGAATTGCAAAAGATGATTGCCAATGGAGAGATACCCAAGGCATGGGCAAAAGGTCTCATGGAAAACAAGAGGCTTCTTAATCTTTCCGTTAAGACAGGATATAATATTGGTGGAATTTCTGATGCACTTCACCAAGATTGGGTGCATAAAATTCCTGCAATTGGTTCTTTTAATTCTTGGCTTTTTAATCAGTTCCAACGTGGGGCAATGGCAGAAACTTGGTTGCTTGAGTTCCAACGCTATCGGAGTGCATATCCAGAGCTTTCAGAAACAGATGTTGCTCGTAAAGTTTCCAAGGATCTTAATACCCGATTCGGAAACCTTGGAAGGCAGGGCATATTAAAGAGCAAAACTATGCAGGATACTGCTAGGTTCCTTTTCCTTGCACCCCAATGGAACGAGGGTCTTATTAGAACTGAACTTGGTGCTATGGGGCAAACAGGAAAAGCATTAGTAGATGCGGCTACTGGCAAGCGGTTCTTTGCTGGCATTCTTGCACGTTCTGTTGGAGGGATGGTGGTAGCTCAATTCATTGCCAATCAATTAATCAATTACGGGACAAGAGGAATTCCTACTTGGGAAAATCCAGAAGAAGGATTTGGTGAAAAAATAAGTGCTTGGATTCCTGATTTTTGGGGAGGGCCGGGATTTTTCTTAAATCCTATGTCTCTTGCTATGGAGACAACTAATTTATTAATGAAGGGATATGAAAGGACTGGCGATGCGGTGGATACTGCAATGAATTATTTCCGTAGTCGCTCCTCTGTTCCAATGCGTCCTGTTTGGGATGCCGTCACTAATAAAGATGTATTAGGAACCTATTATGCCCCCGGTGAGAAATGGAAGGGTATGCTCAAAGATTCCATTCCAATGCCCATTGCTGGAGGAGCAATATATTCAGCGGCAAAAGAAGGAATTACTGGAGAAGCCAATCAACAATTTGCTGGTCAATATCAGAAGCAGTTGTTCTCTACCTTTGGTGTTAAGCTAGAACAAGCCCCAAGTGATGAATCTCGTTTGTTTACTCTGGCCCATCATTACAAACTTGAAAATGATATTCCAGATCGTACTGCTGGATATAGCTATCCCTACAAAGAACTTAATCACGCTTTGATGATTGGCAATGTTACCAATGCAAGAAAGGCTATGACGGAACTTTTGAAAACAAAGCCTGTTAACGAAATCAAAGAGTATTATAAAAAATACCCAACTATGAAGTTGCTTCAAAGCAATGCTCAAATGAAAGAGTTTATGGATACGCTTACTGACGAACAAAGAGAAACATATGATAGGGCTAAAGATAAAAGGAAAGAAACATCTCAAGCCGCATTGGAAATCCTAGCAGACGTTCAATAATTCGCTTGCCTTCTATCCCAAAATGGGATTGATTAAAGGCTTAATCAACCACGCTATGTCTAAATACAAACTACCTACTGCGTTTGCCGTCCACTTTGAGGATGACCCTGTTCTCAAGCAACTCAAGGAAGATGGAGAAGAAAACAACCGCCCAATGGTGAGTCTGTTTCAAGCCGCAACCGCTTACTTGCTTGATTCACGCCGCTATCTATTCATTGAACTTGGAAGGTACATTCAAAAATATGGTCAACTTCCCCCACTAGAAGAATATGCAAACGATCCAGCAACCACAGAAGCAGAAGAGGAAGTACCAAAGAAAGAAGGATTTGAACTTAAAGTCCTCCCCCCTGCCACAGAGCAACCAAGAGTTAAATTCACCAAGACCTATGGAGACGAATCCCAAAGTTGAGGCATGGTGTGCCATCCTTAATGGGTTTGCGGCAAGCGGTGAACTTTCTCCAGAAACTTTAGGGGAAAAAGGTGGCGACATTCGTGTTCGCACCCTAGCAGTTCACGCCGCAAATCTTGTTAAACATTTCCATTCCGAATTTGTGAAGGCGAATGGCGAAAACATTCCTTAATCTCGGTAGGTATGGTGATGTAATTGCTCTCCTGCCTGTTCTCAAAAAAGAGAACGATGAGAGTGGCGAGAAGCCAAGGCTAATTATATCCAAGGATTACTGCGACATTCTAGATGGGGTGTCCTATGTTGATCCTGTGGTTTATGATGGGCCGTTTGATGATATATCTGGTGCGCTAAAGTTTGCTAAAGGCATTGATGAAAGCGTAATCGCAAGTCAAGTTGTCGGGATTCCAGATGTTGTGGTAAGTCAAGTTTACGGAAAGAACCATTCCCCCAAGATTATTTGTGATAGCTTCCAACAGGATTTGTGGAGGCTTGCTGACAGGTTGGATCTCTGGCCCAAGCAACCCCCATTGGTGTTTGATAAAAGGAGCAAAAAGCGAGAAGCAAAACTTATCAAGTATATCCCTACCTATAAACCTTGGGTGGTAATAAGTGCAGGAGGGTTTTCCTCTCCGTTCCCATATCGGGAACTTCTATTGGAGATAGTAACTCATTGCTTGAGGGATTTTCACATCGTTGATCTAGCCAAGGTCAAAGCAGAAAAGTTCTTTGATCTACTCGGAATCATGGATCATCCGAATACTGCGGCAATGATCCTGACTGATAGTGGCCCATTACACCTCTCATATGCCACTAAAAAGCCTGTTCATGCGGTTGTGACAGATTCCCCCTCCCTCTGGCATGGGGCGGCATGGCGACCATTCTATGCGTCTTATACACGCTATCAGAACTTCCCAAGGGACATAACTAGGATACTAGATTTAATACGAAACCCCCCTGTAAAGCCTAAATTATCAAACATTATCCACGTTTATCAGCGCACACCTTGGGCAACAGGAGAAGAAAAGCGCAGGAATCAAGTAGCCGCAAAGTCATGGGAGGGAATTGGGTGCGTGGATCTAGGATTGGATGACAATTGTTTTGTTAGATCATCTACTGAAATGGTTCCAGATGAGAACAAGCGCATTCCCATGATCAAGGATATGCTTCGGTTGGCTTGTGTCGGGAGGGATGATTCAGACGTATTGTTGCTGACCAATACGGATACTTGCATTGCTTCAAATGTTTTGGAAAGGCTTGTTGGAATACTTCCTGCTTTTGCATATCGAAATGACTTTAAGAGGCTAGATACTCGTATTAAAGACGAGGATATATCCAAGGGAGACAAATATGCTGGGTGTGATTTCTTTGCCATGCGAGTAGGATGGTGGAGAAAGAACCATGAGTTGTTCCCTGATATGATCCTTGGTCGGCATTCATGGGATAGGATCATGAGAGAACTGATCAAATCAACTGGAGGAAGGGAGATAGAAAACCTTATCTATCACGAAAGGCATCCCTCTGGATGGGAAGATCCACAGAATATCAATCGTGACCCATCCAATTTAAGGAACTGCAAGCTGGCAAGGGAATGGTTACAGGAACGGAAGATGCCCTTGCTTGAAATAGAAGCCTTGAACTACGAGGGCAAGTTTAAGAAACCCTTGTTTAAGGCTTCCTCGTAAATACGCAATCCCAATTCTGGTCGTAGTAACGGAAGATTTCCCTGTAATCCCAATCGGCAAGGTATTTCAGAATGTCGTCGCAAGTATATCCAAAGCTGGCTAGGGCATTAGGGTTAAACTCACAAACGATATGCTTGAGTGCAGGGTTGGATAGCAGTTCTTTCGCACCTTCTAGTATTGCTGGCTCAAATCCTTCAGCATCTAGCTTTAAGAAAATGGATTCATTATCTTTAATGAAGTTTTTATAATGCTGGTCTAGCTTGGCAGATATTCTATCTCCCCCCTCAAGGACTGGTGTTGGCGGGGGGTGGGGGGGGGGT